AACTTTCCGCCGTTTCAACATTTTAAATTTAACGAAAACGACGAACTTGTTTGTGTTGGCAAAAGTCACTGGAAAGGTGATTTAGAAAAAGGGCACTTTGACAAAGATGCCGGGCAAATTACACCAACCCTAGCTCGCATGATGATTAAACTCTGCGAACGATATGCTACTAGGGGAAATGTTCGTGGTTACACCTATAATGATGAAATGCGCGGACAGGCTATTTTACAGCTGACGCAGATTGGTCTACAGTTTGATGAAAGCAAATCAGACAACCCCTTTGCATATTTTACTGCGGCAGTTACCAATAGTTTTGTTAGAGTCATCAACATAGAAAAACGAAATCAAAACATACGTGATGACATCTTAGAAATGAACGGCATGAATCCTAGCTACAGTCGTACAGGACAAGGAGAACATGAAGCAGCCGTTCGACGATACTCAGAAGGAGCAGGTGATGAGTAATTTATTTAAAAAAGCAGCCTGTTTTACAGACATACACTTTGGTCTAAAGTCAAATAGCCAAGTACACAATCAAGATTGTGAAGATTTTGTAGACTGGTATATACAAAAAGCCAAGGAGGAAGGATGTGACACTGGTATTTTTATGGGCGACTGGCATCACAACCGCAATAGTCTTAACATTACTACTATGGACTACAGCCTTCGAGCACTGGAGAAACTTGGACAGGCTTTTAGTCAGTTTTATTTTTTTCCTGGCAATCATGATCTTTACTATAAAGATAAGCGTGATATCCACTCTGTAGAGTTTGGCAAGTACATTCCAGGCATTACTATTGTACACAAACCAATAACCACTGGTGATGTAACCATGTGCCCTTGGTTAGTTGGCGACGAGTGGAAGACTGTAGGTAAAAAGGGTGGCAAATACATCTTTGGTCACTTTGAATTGCCTACGTTCTTTATGAATGCTATGGTGCAGATGCCAGATCATGGTGAAATTCAACTGGATCAATTTAAAGCATACGAGCTAGGGTTTAGTGGACACTTCCATAAACGACAGCAGAAATCCAATATGATTTACATTGGCAATGCTTTCCCGCACAATTATGCAGATGCATGGGATGATGATCGAGGCATGATGGTATTAGAGTGGGGAGGTAAACCCCAATACTTCTCATGGCCTGGGCAACCTACGTTCCGTACTGTTAAACTTAGCCAATTAATTGATCAAGCTGATACTTTAATATTGCCTAAACAGCACCTGCGTGTTACATTAGATATCGATATTAGCTATGAAGAAGCTAGTTTTATTAAAGAAAACTTTATTAACAACTACAACATTAGAGAGCTAACACTGATAGCAGAAAAGAAGTCTGTTGAAATTAACACAGATATTGATGTGCAGGCATTTGAATCAGTTGATCAAATTGTTTCAAATCAAATTGTCAGCATTGACAGCAATGTTGTTGACAAAAACAAACTGTTAGAGATTTATAACAGTCTATAAGATAAACTATATGATAAAAATTAAAGATTTAACTGTTAAAAACTTTATGAGCGTGGGTAATCAAACCCAAGCTGTAGATTTTGACAAGGGAAGTCTAACTCTTGTCTTAGGCGAAAACCTTGACATGGGCGGAGATGACAGCGGTGCTCGTAACGGTACTGGTAAAACTACTATTATCAATGCTCTAAGCTATGCCCTGTATGGTCAAGCTCTAACTAACATTAAGAAAGACAACTTGATCAATAAGATCAACAATAAAAATATGTTAGTTACCCTATCTTTTGAAAAAGACGGGATTGAATATCGTATTGAACGCGGTCGTAAGCCTAATGTTTTAAAGTTCTACGTTAACGACGAAGAACAAGATTCAGAAGAATCTGATGACAGTCAAGGTGACATGCGAGAAACACAGAGAGATCTAGACGATTTGCTGGGCATGAGTCACGAAATGTTCAAGCATTTGCTGGCGCTTAACACTTATAGTGAACCATTTTTAAGTATGCGTTCAAACGATCAACGTGTGATTATTGAACAGCTATTAGGTATTACCATACTCAGTGAAAAAGCAGAACGTCTGCGTGAACTGATTAAAGAAACTAAAGACGCTATTACACAAGAGTCAGCAAACATTGAAGCTACCAAGAAGTCAAACGAAAAAATAGAACAAAGTATCGAAGGACTTAGGTCTAAACAACGTGTTTGGAACACACAACACGAAACAGATCTTGAAAAAATTGGTAAAGCTATTGTTGAACTTGAGAATGTTGACATTGAAAAAGAACTAGAGAACCATGCTCTGCACAAAAATTACTCAGAGTATAGTGCTAGGCTGAAAAGTTTAAACAAGGAACGGGCAACCTTAGAAAGCGCGGTAGCGCAAGCGGAGCGAAGCGTAAAAAAATACGCGGCGGAGCTCGCGTTGCTGGCGGACAAAAAATGCCATGCCTGTGCTCAAAATCTACAAGACCACTTACATGATGAAATGACTGGTCAAGCCACTACACATCTAGCAGAAGCACAAAAGTATTTTGATAAAGTTGACAAAGACCTAAAGAAGATCCTTAAAGAAATCACAGACATTGGTGAGCAAAATGCGCCGCCCAGTACCTATTACGATACACTGGAGCAGGCGCTGAAACATCAGAACAATCTACAGACATTAGAAACACAGTTAACAGTCAAAGCAGGTGAAATTGATCCCTATCAAGAACAAATTGACGAACTACAGAATACAGCTCTGCAGGAAATTTCTTGGGATCATGTCAACGAGCTGACCAGTATTAGAGATCATCAGACGTTTCTGTTGAATCTGTTGACCAGCAAGGACAGTTTTATTCGTAAAAAGATCATTGATCAGAACTTGGCCTACTTGAATAACCGCTTGACCTACTATTTGGACAAGATGGGCTTGCCGCATACTGTGGTTTTCCTAAACGATCTAACAGTAGAAATTACACAGCTGGGGCAAGACCTAGACTTTGATAACTTGAGCCGTGGCGAGCGCAACCGTCTTATCCTTGGACTGAGTTGGGCCTTCCGCGATGTGTGGGAAAGCCTATATCAACAGATCAATCTCTTGTTCATTGACGAGCTAATTGACAACGGACTGGATGCCAGCGGTGTTGAAAATGCTCTGGCAGTGTTAAAGAAGATGGGTCGTGAACGCAAAAAGAACATCTATTTGATATCTCACAAGGACGAACTGATTGGTCGCGTCAGCAATGTGCTTAAAGTTGTTAAAGAAAACGGCTTTACCAGCTATGCCAACGACTTGGAGATCACAGAATGACCGTGGGATTTACCTGTTCAACCTTTGATCTGTTTCATGCGGGACATATAATCATGCTCAAAGAAGCAAGGTCAGTCTGCGATTATCTAATCGTAGGCTTACAAACTGACCCTACGATAGATCGTCCAAAAGAAAAAAATAAACCTGTACAGAGCATATTTGAACGCTATGTACAGCTACAGGCCTGCAAGTATGTTGACGAGATTGTTGTTTACGCAACGGAAAAAGATCTTGTAGACATTCTGCTGTCATATCCAATTAACATAAGAATACTAGGCGACGAATACGAACATAGGCAATTTACAGGCCGGCAGGAGTGCATCAGCAAAGGCATTAAATTTTACTTTAACAAGCGAGAGCACACGTTCTCTACAACAGAACTGCGCCAGCGTGTTATTGATGCAGAAGCGGAAAAATTTATAAAACATGTCGATGATACCACAAGATGAAGAAATACATGCACAGCTGATGCAGGCATTTAGAAAGTATTTTGAAGCTAATCAGCGTTGGATCAGCGAAAGTTCCAAGCGAGCCGGTATGGATACTAGATACTGGCTGTTAGAAATTCAAAAACTCTGCAAACAGCGGCGTGATTTGATCATGGAGTGGCGCAGGCTAAGAAACATAGAAATGGCAGAACAAAAGGCACGTAGGCGCAGTCAAAAACAACAGGCAGCTGGGACCAAAGACACTAACTAACTGCATGTCATGGCAGTATCAAGGTCAAGCGGTTGATGAATTTCCCCAGGATTATATAGGCTTCGTCTACATAATAACCAATCTCACCACTGGACAGAAGTACATAGGCAAAAAATTGGCACAGTTCAAAAAGACTCGTCCACCTCTCAAAGGCCGTAAACTCAAAAGAAGATCACTGGTAGAAAGCGATTGGCGCGACTATTGGGGTTCATCAGACAGGCTCAATGCAGATGTGGCACAGTTAGGGCAAGACAAATTCACAAGAGAAATCCTTTATCTTTGCAAAAGTAAGGCAGAAATGTCGTATCTAGAGGCAAGAGAACAATTTGAACGCAGAGTTTTAGAGAGTGACGAATACTATAACGGCATTATCAACGTTAGAGTAGGCGGGTCATTGATCCTAAGGCAGCGTTTACAAGAACAACTACAGGCTCGAACAAGCGGTTAAAGCTGGCACAGGCTAAATTCGTGTGCCCAAATCCCTGGTGATGTCGCAGGGTAAGGAAATCTCTCGCCGCCGTGAGTACTCAGCAAGTATCCTTAACAGGACCCTGATCAGACGTGCCTAGACAACTGGTTTTGCTGTTTAAAAAGAATTTAAAAGGCTAAAAGAAGGGTAATTCCCTAACGGCTATAAGTGTGATAGCGTACATTTATATGCCTGCCGTCAGTATAAGACTGAGCTCGTGGTACCGGCTGACCGCCACTGTAATGCTCTAACGCTGTGTGACATTGTGCAACTCAGATAATGTTCAACTTTAGCCCTATCGGGCTAAGTGTGACTGAACAATCTAGATAATATTTAAACTGCTTCGCAGTTAATATTAAAGATAAATGTGTTTGAGCAGAGCGAAAAACACAGAAGAACGCAGTTCTTCTTCGATAAATAAAGCTAACATTGGAATTATTATGAAAGTTCTAGACATTATTCAAGAAGACAGGGCTAGTGGTTTTATCAACACTTTCCTTAAAGGCATCGCATGGGCGTTTGGAAAAGGCGCTCGAGCTAAGGCTGTTGAAGATCTAACAGAAGCTTGGTTGCGAAAAATGATGGAGGCTGGCACTACTAGAGTCCCTATGCCTATAAATGTGATTAGAGATCCTGCACTGGCAGCAGATCGATCAGTGATGGATGATGCCTACAAGGCTGCTGTCAAAGGGTTTCGTAAAGCTGAACGCGAAGGCCTTATTAGAGATATTGCTGCCGGTGCAGCCAAAACAGGTAAAGGTATTGCTACTGTTCTACATGCAATTAAAAATTTACTTGTATCTGCTGGATATATTGCCACAGGATTCCAAGTAAAATTTCAAATAGACGAATATAATGTTCGATTTGAAAACGAACAAGTTCGCTTAGAAAACGGAGAAATTACAGAAGAACAATATCTCCGTAGAATTGGAGCAATTCGAGCTACACTGATAACACAGCTAACTGTTGTTATTGGATTATCAACTGCTACTGCTTTCTTATCAGGATTTAAGAAAGTAATTAGTTTAGGTATATGGGGCCCACGAGTCGGTTTTATTAGATCATCCTTTGCTTTATTAAATTCAGCAGGCCAGCTGTATGTTGCTAACCAACTGTTAAAAGAAGAAAAATTTAGGAAAGATTTTGTAGAATTTTTGTTAGCAGATGATGCTCTTTCAAAATTCATTACAGGTGTTGCTGCCGCCGATCATGAAAATAGTCCATTTTTTCAACAGTATAAGCAAGTTCAACGGGCAGCAGAAGAATTAACCGGAACCAACAGTCCACCAAAGTCAAATACTAGACCCCGCCCAGCTAAGCCTGGAGATCCTGAAGACATATCCGACATTGATTGGAGTAAACAGAAATGAATGTCAAAATAGAAGTCACTTGGGAAGATGGTCGAGTAACAGTTTACGACAGTATTCCAGTTGCGGAATATGAACGTTTAGGTGAAGACGCTGTCAAAAGAATTATAGAAACAAAGACTAAAAAGAAAATTAAATCAATAAAAAGATTAGATAAACCTGCACCGGCTGCGCCGGCTCAAGGTGGAAGGGAAACTCCTGGACAAGCAGATCGAGATAGCTCTAGTCAAACACCGCCTGCTAACAGCAGTGAAGCCCCAAAGATTAAAAATAGAAATCCTCACTATAGAGATGAAGAGCCCGATTATAGAGATAAATTTCCTGACAAATACACACCGCAGGGTATGAGAAGGAATAAATGGGGCGAATTAATCTGGGAATAAGTTAAATTATTGCCAATTTAGTTTCTTGTGTGGTATTGATGTTTTCTTTAATTATAGCATAGAGCATGTCTCTATCTTCATAACTGTAGACATGCAGTAAGTCTTCCATGGTTACACCACCTCGCATGTACCAACTGGTTCTAAACAACATCTGTTTAAATTGTTTTACTTCATTTTCTAGCCTGACCAAATAGTCTGTGATTTGGTCATCAGACAACTCGATCAGGCGTTGCCGAAAAAAGTTGCTTGGTCCATTTCAACTCTAATAGAATTTTCACTTGAACATTCTTCGCATTGAACAGGTAAGTTTGGTGTACGCCAAGCATCATTGTTGCTTTCAATTACTTTCTTAATGGCATCAAAGGTATCTTTATCAGAATTCTTAAGCCACTCATTGATATAATCACGCTCAGTG